GCTTATGTACTACTTTGTCCTTATGGTGTATTTAGGTACAGCTAGAGAGTTAATATCTGAGGGCAAGATGGTGTTTAACAATATAGAGCACTGTAATTACTACGCTAGAGAGATAACCAGACGCTACAGTACCCACGGTATAGCCCCTGAAGACAGGGTTGTAGCATACTGTTTACCTAAAGTGAAAGAGAAGCAATAATGAGCATAGAATATAGGGGAGAGACATTTGCAGGTTATAACAAGCCAAAGCGTACCTCTAATCACCCAAAAAAAAGTCATGCCGTTCTTGCAAAAGAAGGTACAACCATTAAGCTCATCAGGTTCGGTGAACAGGGAGCTAAAACGGCAGGGAAACCCAAAACGGGTGAATCTGACCGCATGAAGAAAAAACGTGCATCCTTTAAATCAAGACACGGTAAAAACATTAAAAAAGGAAAAATGAGCGCAGCATATTGGGCAGATAAGGTAAAGTGGTAAATGAAACAGCCAACTAAAACATCTGTAATGCCCGGTCCTGCTGGTCGTAACTATCGTAAAGAGTACGATAATTACCATGCTTCCCCTGAGCAAAAACAAAAAAGAGCCTCACGCAACGCTGCGCGCAAAAAGAGTAACGCTAAAGTAGGCCAAGACGTACATCACAGAAACGGGAATCCATTAGATAACAGGGCATCTAACTTGGCTTTATCTTCGCCAAGGGCTAACAGGTCATTCCCTCGTAACAAATCAGCAGGAAAGAGAGTATAGAACTATGGCAGAAAAAAAGAAAAAAACAAAATTAAAACGTCAATATACTAAAGAGTATTTAGGTGGTCGGCGTAAGTTAAAAGATGTAGATAAATCAGGAAAACGTGATTTTGGAGATACATTTTTAGGTGATCTTATTGGTGCTGATAAAGGCGGTAAGTTAGGCGTTCAAGGGGCAGGTTTAAAAGCATCACTTAAAGGTAAACGTAGAGAAAAAGACCCTAAACCTAAACGTAAAGTTTCATCTCCTATTAAGAAAACTTCTTCGGGTATTAAAAAAGGTGACTTTACAAGAAAAGATGACATAGAAGTAACTAAGTTACCTCCTGCAAAAAAACCTGAAATTAAAAAACCAACGCCTTCTGATCCACCGAGGCGTGGAGGTCCACAAGTAAAGACTAAACCTACGACTAAACCAAGCACAACAGCAGAAAGACAAAGAGAGGCGTTTAAAAAGTATACTTCTAAGCAATGGGAGAATATGTCTAAAGAAGAGCGTAAAGAAAATGATCTACCTCCAACCATAACAGCTCTTGGTGCAGGTAAATATAGAAACTTTAAATTTAAAGATGGGACAAGTCCTTTAGATTTTAGTCGGCAATTAAAGCGAATGTTAAACATGAACGAAGGTGGTTCTGTTTCTAAAAAGAAAAAAGGCTACGCTAAAGGCGGACTAGAAGCTACTAAACCTGATCAAAAAGGTTTAAAAAAGCTTCCTACATCTGTTCGTAATAAAATGGGTTACATGAGTAAAGGCGGCATGTCTAAAAAAGGTGTAATGTCTTACAATATGGGTGGTATGGTTAAGTCACAAGTAAATAACCTTAAAAAAGCTAAAAGGTAATTATAGTGACAAAGGCAAAAAAAAGCACTACAGCTAAAAAGTCTACTGTAAACAAAGCGGGTAACTACACTAAACCGGGAATGCGAAAACAAATCTTTAACAGGATAAAAGCTGGTGGTAAGGGTGGTGCGCCGGGGCAGTGGTCTGCACGAAAAGCACAAATGGTTGCTAAAGCTTACAAAGCTGCAGGTGGAGGTTATAAGTAATGAAAGTAGACGCACCTAAAGGCTATCACTGGATGAAACAAAAAGATGGCAGTTTAAAACTAATGAAGCATGATGGTAAGTTTGCCCCTCACAAGGGGGCAAGCCTTACTGCTAACTTTGCAGTACAAAAGAAGCACAATGCCAAACAAAAGTAAAACACCTAAAGCAAAGAAAAAGCCAGCCGCCAAGATGAACTCTGGCGGTTTAGCTAATAGTCAAAAAAGCCTTAAGTCGTGGACTAAGCAGGATTGGAGAACTAAAAGTGGTAAACCTTCTACGCAAGGTCCAAAGGCTACAGGGGAGCGTTACTTGCCAGCTAGTGCTATTAAAGCTATGGATTCTAAGTCTTACGCTGCGTCTTCAGCGAAAAAAAGAGCAGATACAGCAAAAGGTAAGCAGTTTTCTAAGCAACCTAAGAAAGCGGCTAAAGCTTCCAAGCCGTACAGGAGAGTAACATGAGTAGGGTACTGAACGAAAAACAACAACTCTTTATGCAAGTCTTGTTTGACGAGGCTCAAGGTGATGTTGTACAAGCTAAGAAGCTTGCAGGTTATGCTGATGGTTCATCTACAAAAGCTATTATAGAAGGCTTAAAGGATGAAATATTTGAGGCTACAAAAACTTACATGGCGCGTCTTGGGCCTAAAGCTGCGGTTGCTTACGGTAGTGCTTTGGTTGACCCTACTCAGCTTGGTATTAAAGAAAAGATGGTTGCAGCAGGACAGATACTAGATCGTGCTGGTGTAGTTAAGACTGAGAAGGTTGCAGTAGAGGCTAGTGGTGGTTTGTTTATCTTGCCCCCTAAAGAAAGTAATGATGACTAGGCACTTTGCGTTTAATGACTTAGGTTATTGGATGCTACCTAAGCCTAAGAAGCTACGACATTGGGAAAGAATACCAAGGCTAGTAAAGTTTGTACCTTTTGGTTACGAGATAGACCCAAACGATGAACGTTGGTTAAACCCTATTGAGAAAGAGTTAGAACTATTAGAGCTTGCAAAGAAGCACTTAAAGCAATATAGTTACAGAGAAGTTTCTGCTTGGTTAACTACACAGTCAGGCAAAAGTATATCTCACATGGGCTTAAAGAAGAGAGTAGACCTTGAGCGAAAACGTAAAACAACTGCTAGAATCAAGCGTGAGCTTGCCAAAAGGCTCCAAGAAGCGATCACGCAGTACGAAACGCTTGAAAAAGAAAGAACAGGCTACTACACCTGTCCAGCCGAGTAAAAATGTTTCACGTGAAACAATTCCAGCTACAGTAATACCTGCGCCATTTGATGTAGAGGAAGCGCAAAACATTGTCTTTCAGCCTAATGCAGGGCCACAGACAGACTTTCTAGCTTCAGGTGAGCGTGAGGTGTTGTACGGGGGTGCAGCAGGTGGCGGTAAAAGCTACGCTACACTAGCTGACCCCTTACGCAACCTAAATCACCATGCTTTTAGTGGCTTGCTTGTACGTCACACTACAGAGGAACTAAGGGAGCTTATACAGAAAAGTCAAGAGTTGTACCCTAAAGCAATTCCGGGCATCAAGTGGTCAGAACGCAAGTCTCAATGGGTTACACCTAGAGGTGGGCGTATTTGGATGAGTTACCTAGATAAAGACCAAGACGTTATGCGCTATCAAGGACAGGCGTTTAACTACATTGCATTTGATGAGTTAACTCAGTGGGCTACACCTTTTGCGTGGAATTATATGAGGTCACGTTTACGTAGTGCATCACCTGAGTTAGGCTTGTACATGAGGGCTACAACAAACCCCGGTTCTGTTGGGCATCAATGGGTTAAGAAGATGTTTATTGACCCCTCTAAACCTAATAAACCTTTTTGGGCTACAGATATTGAGACAGGAGACCGTTTAGAGTACCCTAGAGGTCACACTAAAGAAGGTCAACCTTTATTTAAGCGTAGGTTTATACCTGCAAGTTTGTTTGATAATCCGTATTTAGCTGACAGCGGCGATTATGAGACTATGTTGTTGTCTATGCCAGAGCATCAACGTAAGCAGTTATTAGAAGGAAACTGGGATGTTAATGAGGGTGCAGCGTTCCCTGAGTTCAACAGAAAAGTTCACGTTGTTGAGCCTTACGATATTCCTAATAGCTGGGCGAAGTTCAGAGCTTGCGATTATGGGTACGGCAGTTGGACAGGTGTTGTGTGGTTTGCTGTGTCTCCATCAGAGCAGCTTGTAGTTTATAGGGAAATGTATGTCACCAAAGTTACTGCTACTGACTTAGCGGATATGATATTAGAGGCAGAGGCAGACGATGGAACCATAAGATACGGCGTGTTGGACTCGTCCCTCTGGCATAAAAGAGGTGACACTGGCCCTAGTCTAGCAGAGCAAATGATTATGAAGGGCTGTCGCTGGAGACCTTCAGATCGTTCTAAAGGTTCTAGGGTGTCAGGAAAAAATGAGATACACCGTCGTTTGCAGGTAGATGAGTTTACTGAGGAACCCCAACTCGTATTCTTTTCTACCTGCACCAACTGCATAGCGCAAATACCTAGTATTCCTTTAGATAAGCGTAACCCTGAAGACGTAGATACTAACGCAGAAGATCACTTGTACGATGCTCTTAGGTATGGTATCATGACAAGACCTAGAAGTTCCTTGTGGGATTTCAACCCTTCAACACAGAGAAGCGGTTTTCAAGCTGCTGATCCAGTATTCGGATATTAAATATGGACCCAGATGATTTCACAACAGACTTTGAAACTAACTTAGAGTCAGGCGAGTCCTCTCACATTGAGGACGTTACCTCTGAGAGTATGCATGATCCTAAGACGGGTCACATTATTAACTTGGTAATGGATCGTTATAAACGGGCAGAAGATGCACGTTATACAGATGAACAGCGTTGGATGGATGCGTACCGCAATTACCGTGGCATGTACAACAATGAAGTACAATTTACTGAAACAGAAAAGTCTCGCGTATTTGTCAAGGTAACTAAGACTAAAACATTGGCAGCATATGGTCAGATTGTTGATGTACTATTTGGTAGTCATAAGTTTCCTCTTGCTATAGACCCTACTAAACTACCAGAAGGTATAGCTGAGTCTGTACACTTTGATGCATCACCTCAAGCAGAACAAGGCATAGATCAACTAAAAGAGACCTTTTCGCCTTCTATGTTTAGTTCTGAGGATGCAAAGCTGCAACCGGGCGAAACATTGGATAGCTTGCGTGAACGTCTAGGTAGCATGGCTCAGAAACTTGAGCCTGTAGAAGATAAGTTAATTGAAGGACAAGGTACACTACCTACAAGTATTACTTTTAATCCTGCGCTTAATGCAGCTAAGAAGATGGAGAAGAAAGTACATGACCAACTAGAGGAATCAGGTGCTAATAAACAACTACGTTTAGCTGCTTTTGAGACTGCTTTGTTTGGTACAGGCATTATGAAGGGTCCGTTTGCTGTAAATAAAGAGTACCCTAATTGGGATGACTCTGGTGAATATAAACCTAGTATCAAAACTGTGCCATCTACTAGCCACGTTTCTATTTGGAACTTCTACCCTGATCCTGATGCTGCTAATATGGATGAGGCTGAGTATATTGTTGAGCGACACAAAATGTCACGCTCACAGGTTCGTGCTTTAAAAGGTAGACCTTTCTTTCGTGATAACGCCATTGATAAAGCCCTTGGTATGGGCGAGTCTTACGAGAAGAAATGGTGGGAGCAAGCAATGGAGGATGACGCTCA